TTTTGTATATAGGGACATTTTACCGACACACTTATGTTCCCCCAAATTAACATTTACATTGACATTACTTAATTAATTAAAGTGTTGACAATTATCTCATTATATGTTACTATAAATATAACAAATCAATTACACAATCGTGTTAAATCCCAAGTCTATTTCTTAGACATATAATATTAAAATTAAAGAGGTGATAAAATGAATGAATTGTTAAACAAATGCCACGCATGTGGTGAATGTAAACATAACGAATTACATTCTATAATATCATGTGGAGGTAGAACAGGTTTAAAAATCGTTTTATTATGTGATGATTGTTATAATACATAACAAGGGGTGTTAAACAGAATAAACGAGGAGGAAAAATAAGGAGGGACAAGCCGTGAACAGGTTACAAAGTATTCAACTAGCGACCGACCTTAAAGACGAATGTCTAAGAGTAAAGAATTGCTCTAGGTGTAAATGCTCCAGGGTGTGTGAGTATTACTTAGAAGTTTTTATAGCAAAGGATTTACAAATTTTAGAGATAGCACAAATCATAAGAGAAATTGAAAAGGAGAACATTTAAAATGGCAATAGGTTTTATATTAGGCTATGTAACAGGTTGTTTATTTATGTTAATATATATGTATTGTATATATAATAAGGAGGGAAAATAATGTCAGTTAAATCAGAGGTTGAGAGAGTTAACCACCCAAAACATTACAATAAAGGCATTGAAGTGTGGGACTATACGGACAGTTGGAAAATGGATTTTTTAGAGGGAAACATAATTAAGTATGTTACAAGATATAAACATAAAAACGGTATAGAGGATTTAAAGAAGGCTAAACAATATATTGAGAGACTAATTGAAAGAGAGGTAAACAAAAATGGAGAAATTGAAAAGTAATGTAAATGCCATGATTAAACATTGTAAATCTACTAAGTATTGTATATCAAAGGGCGACGTATTATGTCCCTATCGTGAAATGTGTATTGATTATTTAAAGAACAGTTTTGAAGGTAGGGCACCTGCTAGTGAATGGGAGGAAAAAATAATTAATACCCTCAATAAACTGGATAAATACAAACCTAAAAAAGACCCTCAAAAGTTTTTTAATAGTCAAGGTGCATATCACATTAGTACACACCCTGCGGGCAACTATTGGAGGAGGTTGCAATTTACGTATTGTAAACAAAGAGGTTTTATAATAAAACACGCATGGTTAGATTTCCAGGCGTTCGCCGAATGGTACGATATAATGAGTTGTGATTTTAAATATAGTCCAGTATTAGACCAAAGTAAAGGTGTAATAGATGAAAATACGATAAAATGGGTTAAAAAATAGGTAAAAAGGGGGTTTCACCCTCTTTTTAGGTTTACATGAAAATATTACTATGTTATAATATATACGAGGTGGTTAACATGAATAAGTCAAAATATAGAGAAAAGCAAATAACAAAGGTATTACGTGAGTTCAAAGAGAAAGGGTGGGAATTACCAAAGAACCGAACTGGTAATATTTACGACGTTGTAAAGAGTAAACAAAGTTATGACCGTTATATGACAAAAGTTAGAAAACAGAGAAGTCATGAAAAAGAAAAAATCAAAGTACATGAAGAGGTTCAAGAATACAAAGAAAAAAGAAATAAAGAAATTGAAACAGAAATTAAAAAAGGTTTGCATGAAGTTTACAAAGAAAACACGGGCAAATATTTTGCTAAAAAGGACGAGATAGGGTTAAACATACGAGACATCAGAAAAGGTAGCAAACATATCCATGATAAGATAACAAATCATTTCATGGATACGTTAACCGAGGAAATGGAATATACAGACAAAGACGGTAATAAAAAAGGTAACGGGGCGTTTTTCGTCAATACGGCAGAAGAGGACGGAGTAGAAGAGAATTTAAACGAGATTAAAAAGTTGATGTCTAACGACGTTAACGTGTTAGGTCATATGAGTGAGTTGATGACATACTTATACGAGAAAATCATACCGCAAAAATACGAGGAACAGACATTAAACGGAGATGTAATACCACCCAAATATAACACGGGACACGCTAAGGCTCCATTGTCTTTTTTCCAAGACACGTCAAGAAAGTTATTAAATAAATATAAAGAGTTATTAAGTTAGGGGTTGTTAAAAATGGACAAACATACACAATACGTAAAAGCACATAGTTTTATTCATAGTGAATATAAAAAGGCACAATTTAACGACATAGAGTGTCTAATTTTTGATACTGAAAGTTGCACTAACTATGAAAATGACAATACGGGTGCCCGTGTGTATGGTTGGGGGTTAGGCGTAACAAGAAATAAAAACATGATTTACGGACAGAATTTAGACCAGTTTTGGGACGTATGTATTAATATTTTTAATGATTGGTATTATAATAATAAGAACACTATAAAAATAACAAAAACAAAGAAAGGTTATCCAGTACGTAAATATATAAAATTTCCCATAGCGGTTCACAACCTGGGGTGGGACGTTGAATTTTTAAAATATAGTTTAGTGCAAAATGGTTTTAACTATGATAAGGGATTGTTAAAAACTGTGTTCAGTAAAGGTGCACCCTATCAGACAGTAACGGAAATTGAAGAACCCAAAACTTTTCACATAGTACAGAATAATAATATTGTTTATGGTTGTAATGTTTATATGGACGTGTTCCATGAGATAGAAAACAAGGACGGCTCTATTACTGAAATAGGTTTATGCCTTGACTTTTTCGATAGTTATAAAATAATAACTTGTGCGGAAAGTCAATTTCACAACTACGTACATGACGTCGACCCTATGTTTTATAAAATGAATGAGGAATACGACTACGATAAATGGAGGTCTACTGAACACATACAGAACACATTAGAGTTACGTTATCAGTACAACGATATTTATATGCTACGAGAAGTAATAGAACAGTTTTATATTGACGGTTTATGTGGGGGAGAACTTCCGTTAACTGGTATGCGTACCGCGAGTTCTATTGCTTTTAACGTGTTGAAAAAGATGACTTTTGGAGAGGAAAAAACAGAGGAAGAATATATAAAATACTTCGAATTGGATAAAAAAACTAAGTTTGAATTTTTAAGAAAAAGAATTGAAACAGAAAGTTACACGGGGGGTTACACTCACGCAAACCATAAGGCGGTTGGCAAAACTATTACAAAATTAGGTTGCTCCTTAGACATAAACTCAAGTTATCCTTCTCAAATGGCGTATAAAGTTTTTCCATATGGAAAACCAATCCGCAAGACATGGGGACGCAAGCCAAAAACAGAAAAAAATGAAGTGTATTTAATTGAGGTTGGGTTTGATTTTGTAAAACCTAAACATGAAGAGTACGCGTTGGACATATTCAAAATAGGTGCGGTTAACTCTAAAGCATTAGCACCTATTACGGGGGCGGTTAGCGGACAAGAATATTTCTGTACTAACATTAAAGACGAAAAAGCAATACCAGTTTTCAAGGAATTAAAAGATACTAAATTAACAACTAATTATAACGTTGTGTTAACTAGTGTTGAGTATGAATTTTGGATTAAACATTTTGACTTCGGCGTGTTCACTAAAGATGAATACGAATGTTTTGAGTTGGACAACCTTAATTTTACTGGTTTAAAAATTGGTTCTATTCTATACTATAAATCAGAGAAAGGAAAATTTAAACCTTACGTTGACCATTTTACAAAAATGAAGGTAGAGAATAAAAAACTAGGTAACAAACCCTTGACAAATCAAGCTAAGTTGTTCTTAAATGGGGCATACGGAAAATTTGGCACCAAGCAAAATAAAGAAGAGAAAGACTTAATAATGGATAAAAACGGTTTATTAACATTTACTGGTAGTGTTACCGAGTACGAGGGAAAAGAATTTTACAGACCTTACGCAAGCTTTGTTACCGCATATGGTCGTTTACAATTATGGAACGCTATAATATATGCCGTTGGCGTGGAAAACTTCTTGTATTGCGACACAGATAGTATTTATTGTAATAGAGAAGTTAATAGTTTAATTGAGGATATGAACGCTATAGGGGAAACAATAGACAAAACAATACTGGGTAAATGGGACGTGGAGCATATTTTTGATAAGTTTAAAGTTTTAGGACAAAAGAAATATATGTATCATGACTGTAAAGAAAATTACATTGACTTAAAGTGTTGTGGTTTACCTGCGGACGCTAGAAAGATAATTATAAATGAAGGTTTTGAAGAGTTTTATCTAGGTAAGAATGTTGAGGGCAAAAAACAACGTAAAAAGGTTGTTGGTGGTTGTCTGTTATTAGACACACTATTTACAATAAAGAGAATAATGTTTTAATAAATTGTTTCACGTGAAACGTTAAACAAATGTTTCACGTGAAACATAAGGAGGTTTTTAATAATGAGTGATTTTGCAAGAAATGAAGTAAACAAAAATGTTTACTATAGTATGGATAAATTAATGAGTTATAACGCCGTGTATAATTTTGTATTAGGTGAGAGAGGAAATGGGAAAACATATCAAGGTAAAAAGAAAATGATTAACTTGTTTTTAAAGAGAGGGAAACAGTCAATTTATGTAAGACGTACGCAAACAGAAATTGACGAGGTAAAGGACACATTATTTAATGATATAGCCAAAGACTATCCAGGCATAAATATCGAGGTGAAAGGATATCAAGGGTTTATCGACGGTCAATGTTTTTGTTATTTTATAGCGTTGTCAACATCATCAAAAAAGAAGTCGTCTTCATATCCCGACGTTGAATTTATATTTTTTGATGAATACATTATAACAAAAACTGGCAAAAATAATTACTTGAAAAATGAAATGATTTTATTAAATGACTTAGTAGAGACAGTATTCAGAACCAGGGACGCACACGTATATATTTGTGCTAATGCGGTTTCTTATGTTAACCCGTTTTTTGAATTTTTTGGTATTGAACCTAAAAAAGGCGACGACTTCATAACAATAAAAGACGAGGGGGACGTGCTTTTATGTGTTGAGATTACAGACACTCAAGAATATAGAGAAATGAAAAAGAAAACTAAATTCGCGAGACTGTTAAAAGGGTCTGCCTATTCAAGTTATGCGTTTGATAATAATACATTGGAGGACACCAACGACTTCATAGTGCCTATAAAACCATTAGGTTTTAATTATTATAGAGGTGCTTTTCGCATAGGTGATAGAATAATAGGTGCATGGTCGGAGGGTGCAACCGACACAGGCGTGTGGTTAGGTGATAAATATCTAAAAGAAAACAGGTGGAATTATACAATATTATCTAATAACAATTACGCAGGGTGGAGAAATATTAAAGCGGATAGGAATCATTGGAACATTAAGTATATTAAAAAATGTTTCCTAAATGGTGATGTATATTACATGAACCAAACAACAAAGAAAATGTTTATAGAAGAAATTAGCAAATTTTTATAAAATTAAAAGAGAGGGTTTAACCCTCTCTTTTTTATATTCCAACTACTGTACCGTCCCAGTCGACAACCATTTTTCTTTTTGTTCCTGTCCCGTCTCTAGTGATGAACCCTCCACAATCTACAAACTTAACATTACCATTAGTACGTGAGATAACTCTATTACCACGTATGTTGATAACACCTTGTGTCCATGAAACTGAGTGAACGTAACCGACATAATTTCCGTCTAGTATTAAGATTTTACCAACCATTGGATTACGTGCGTCGTCGTAATCAATTTCTACACCATTTATATGAGTGTCTGATTTATCGAATGGATAATGTGTGATACCGTCTTCGTGGTAACCTTCTCTAGTTATGAAACCATTTTTGCTAAATAGTTCTTCTTCATATAAACTATTCATTACGATTTTGTTATATCCATTTTCTGTAGTTACTTGCCATGCTACACTCCCAGTAGTATCACCACCATGTATTGGTTCTATGTCTGTTCTTATTGACTGAATTTGGTTTCCATTTAAAACTAACTTTTTAGCGAAATACATATTATTATTTGATATGTTAATTCTATCTAACCAACCATCTAAATAAATTCCGATGTTTTCCATTTCTGTAGTGTTATAAGGATATGCCATATTACAATTAATGTCAACACCCTGGCAAGTTCCACCAGTATTCTTAATGTATAACATACCTAGAGTTTCCTCTGTATAGTTACCTTCAAACTTTATTGCTCCGCTTGAAAATCCACCATTACCGCTCACCAGTAATTTACAACCAAAAACCATGTCGTCAACAGATGTTGGCTTAGGTCTTTGAGGGTCGGACGGTTCACCATTAAACTCAAAGTCATTTAATATTATGTTGAAACCACGCCCCATGACGTCTGCCAATATTCCATGACTTTCATTTCTATATATAGAACAACGTTCTATGGTTAAAAAGTTTGTTTCACCTGTATAAGAACCCTTTACCTTACCAATATATAAACCCTCTTTACCGCATTGAGTTATAGTAGTGTTAATGAATTGTGAACTGATTAATCCATAGTCGGCTTTAACGCCTGCACCACCAAAACCACTAACAAAACAATCGGTCATATTTACACCTTTTCCGTAACCACCTTCTAGTTGTAAATATCCACTTTGATTTTCTTTTCTTCTATTACCAAAAAGTCCTATATTCTTACAGTCTAAACCGCCTACAAATATTGTGTTATCTTTTGAACCAATAACAGAACCTTTACACATCTTAAAGTATTTCTCGAAATGGTCAAGTTGTGATGTTGGTCTTGTGTATTCCCATTCTAAGAAAGGAATAACAGGTTTATACATCCCAACTAAGTTAACCCCTGTAGCATTTATTAAACCAGTTGTCAAGTAATTTCCATATGGAATAAACAAGCTTGTAATGTTTCTTTCTTTACAATAATTTATGGCGTCATTAAAAGCCTTTGTGTCGTCTGTTTCTCCGTCTCCTTTTGCTCCAAACATATTGACAGTAACGAAACCGTAAGACTTGACAAGTTTGTCAATTTCTGCTATGGCGTTAGTATTTTTTTCTATTGCTTTATTCTGTTCATTATTAATGTTTTCTATCTCGTCTAATCTTTCCATGATGTCGCCTAAAAGTTTTTCATTTATGATGTCGTCGAAAGTTCCTTCCTCTACCATTTTGTCGAGTGCATTTTCGACCTCTTCTTTTAATCCTTCGTCTTTAATCCAATTCATGATTGCACTTATCATTTTAGTGTACTCATTAATTGTTATTATTCCCTTATTAATTGCGTCGAAAAACTGACATAAGACTTCGTTAATTGTGTAACCATTATATGGATAGACAGAATAGTTAACATTCCAGTCTATAAGACATTTGTTTAATGTTTCAAGTTGATTAAATTTAATCATTGTTTCACGCTCCTTTAAAATAATGTTTCACGTGAAACATTTAATTAACGTTTCACGTGAAACAATTTAGTCTTTTTTAATATATTTTGCGGACACATAACCACTCTTTAGCTTATTGGTTTCGTTAACTCTATATGTTATATAATACCAACCTAAATAATTACTATCAACCCAGTTAACCTGTATTCTTTCGTTTGGAAATAGTTTACCAATTATTTCGTCTGACGGTTTACTTCTAACATTTAAATATGAATTAACGTTAACAACCGTTGCGTTCTCTGTATATCCGCCGTTACTGTCAACAACTTTGTTGTTTACATCTGTTCTTAATTTGTTTAAATCTAAGTTTCCAGGGCAATCAGTAGAGTTTAATTCTTTGTGTCCATAGATAGGCATATTACCTCTTCTATTTCTAATATCTTTTATTAACCATAGTAAAGCATTATATTGTGCGTCTGTTACACTTTCAACCTGTAATCTACCTTGTAAACATATTCCTATTGATTTTGTGTTATGGTCTATACAATGTGCTCCCGTCCAGTCTTCGGGTCTTCCTGTGTAGATGTTACCTTGTTTATCTATAAAATAGTGATATCCAATTCCACACCAACCCTTGTCCTTATGCCACCTGTCGATATCGTACACGTTAGCGGTACTATGCTCCGAATGATGCACGATAATTTCCTTTGGGTTATTGCCTCCCGCTTTATTACCATTAAAATGGATATTTGATTGTATTATTTTCATTATTCTTCCTCCTTATACGGTAAGGTTTGTATCATTAAGGTTTTAAATTTTTCAAATTCAGTAGTTAAATTATTAAACTTTTCTTTCAAGTCCTCTTTTTCAAATTTCAAATCATTTATTAATTTGTTAGTATTTACAGGCACTTTAAATGAACTTGTACCATTTATGGAATTTTCAAAGTTTACGTAAGTTTTATCGTTAAATGTTTTTACATTTATATTTTCATTTAAAGGTGTTTCAATTGGTTCTGCTAATTTATAGTAAACTGTTGTTGGATTGTTTTTTAACCAAGTTTTAAAACCGCTTATATCAGGTGTTATTAATTTTGTTTTATTTATTCTAAAAATAAAACCAATTTTATCACTTGCAGTTCCTTCAAAATCTGACTCATAAATTTTTTGTCCTATACTGGGTAATGAAGAACACAATAAGTTGTCCGTATCAATCCAAGAAGTTTCGTGGCTATTATTCAAATATCTAAATGAAATAGTCTCTGTTCTTTCGTCATTTATTGATATATCTTCATTTCCTGTAAAGACATATTTCTCTATTCTCTTAATAACAACATTTTCTATATCATTCAATTCATCATATACAGTTGTATTTAATCCTCTAAGCCCTTCATCAAAACCTAATTCACTCAATAAAATATCTTTTTTATCACATTCGTAAGGTTGATAAGGTGATGTTTGCGTTCCAGCCTCTAATTGAATATTATATTTTTTAAATATTTTTTCTAGTGATTCTTTACTGTTTGGATAAACACTTAGGAATTTAGAAGTTGCAGTTAAACTATCTTTTATTTTTTTACCATTTTCAATAATCCAATTAGTACCTAGTGTCGCATCAATTCCTGTTTCCGAAAAACCAAAATATATATCTGTTATATCTACATCTGCATCTTTTTCTTTAATTGATAATGTGTATTTTGAGATAGTTTTATCTAGTTCCATATAACCATATACACTACCTTGACTTATTTTAAAATTTTTAATATTAAAAATATTCTTGCCACTACTTAAAATACTAATTTTATTTTCTTCTTGTCCGAATGATTTTATTTCACTATTATCAAGTTTTATAGTTTTCCCTTTTATAACCATATCACTACTCATACCCTCAATAGTATTAGAAATATCATGTCTTTCTTTATCTTCTTGTTCTAACATTGTAACTTCAATTTTTTCTCTTAATCTCATAACCTCATGGTCTATTCTATCATCTAAACTCATAAAATTTTCACCAGTCGTTGCCGTACGGGCTTGTACTACTTCATCTTTTGTGTCATTATTTTTTATGAATTCACTTAGTTTTTTAAAGTCGCTATCTAATCTTTCTTTTAACTTAGAAAATGTCTTACCAGTTGTATCAATTCTACTTTCTTTTACTTCATTTAAAATTAAGTCAGAAATATTGAAGGGTTGAGGGTTTTCTAAATTACTGTCATTGCTCCATGATAAAACTCCATCACTTGAAATACTAGGAACATACATGCCCCCCTTGTCTCCTTTATCGCCCTTATCTCCTTTCATACTATTTAAAAAGTCTTGCTCTGTTTTACCTTCATTACCAGGTTGTTTTTTCCATATCTCATATGCATTCTCACCTTTAATCCCTGGACGACCTTGTTTACCCTCAACGCCCCTCATAGCTTTTAAGAAGTCTTCAGTAGTTCCTTTGTTCCCACTTTCTAACCATATTTCGTAAACACTTTTCCCAGGTTTACCCCTGGCACCTGTTTCAACGGCTCCGATTCTAAATTTATTATATGTTGGTATCATATATAACTAGTTCCCTCCCGTTCATTAATATTAACATGTCGTCTTTCTCATGTTCTGCCACACGATAAGTATATTCTCCACACGGTAATTCATTGTCTAGCATAAAATATATTCCGTCTTCCTCTATACATATCGGTTTCAATGTTTTAATTATAGTATCACCTTTTAATAACACGCAAGTAACATTTTTAAAAATTCTATTATCAACATACATGGCATATATTTTAAAATACAACTCGTCTTTCTTTTTCTTTACAATTTTTAAGTTTTGGTCAAAATGGGACATTTGTTTTCCTCCTTGTTACATTTAAAATGTGCCAACCCCCCGCCCGATTTGGTAAAAGCCTTTAGGCGTACCCTCGGAGAGGGTACGAACCCAAAAGGCTATATCATTTATATGTTTCAAGTGAAACAGTTAATTTTTAAAAGACTAACATAAACAAGTTACGACAACTTTCAAGTAACATTTGCATTAAGTTTATGACACTATCTCTCCACTTTTGGACAAGTTCCGCAGATGAAGTTATACCGATATTACCTTGAGATACTAGAACAGTTTTCTCTATTAAATTATTAAGTTTATTGTTTGCTCTGTCTGTTAATCCATTATCTTTTAATATGGTTGCCATTGTTGAGTTAACCAGGTTGTCATTAACTGTTGTTATTCTGTCGTCTGTTAGGTCGGCAATTCCATTATCAAGTGAACTTTCTTTGAACCTGTTTGAACTGTTTCCAGTTGTATTATTGGAACTGTTATTTGTAGAGGATATATTTTCTTTTTGCTTTTCGTCCTCTGTTAATGTTCTCGAAAACTCTTCCCTTAAATCTTTATTTAATAAGAAGTTAATACCTTTTTGGGCAAGTTCTATTTCATAAAGTTTACGATAATACGGCATGACCTCATTTAAGTGTGCCATCAACATATGTTTCCACCTTGCAGGAACCTCGCACCCTATTTCATAAAAATAATACTTTTGTATAAAAAGTTCTTCAAATACTGTACGTAAATTGTCGTCGTAAAAATCGTATGGAAAATCGAATAAGTCAAAATTTGGGTCATTGACTAAGTAACGTAATTCAAGGGTATATTTACTCTCCATTAATCCCTTCATTTTTTATATCTCCTTTCATGTCAACGTCAAGTAAATCAACTACTTTTTCAACCTTGATATTCAAGTCAAACATTTCATTAATTTTCTTGCAGGCGTCCAATCTATTTTTATATGCCATTTCTAGTACGTAAGTTATTTGTGAATTATTGGCGTTAACCTCATCTGTAAGCAATCTTTCTCTTTTATCATTGTTAGTGTTATTTATACCTAAAAATGTTAAAAGTTCGTTTTCGCAAGTCTTTTTAAAGTCTGCCAATTTATCCAATAAATATGGTGCCTGGGTTTTTAAAGCGTCAAACCCTTTACCGTCTTGTATTGCTTGTGCTAGTTTTTCATCTACTAATATGTTAGGTTCAAAGTTAGAATATTTTTCGTAAAGTCTACGCATGGAATACTCATTCTGTTTGGTTGCTCCTATTATAGTAGGAAATTTTTGTTGGTCTAAATTCATATTAATTGTAAGTTCTATTTGTGCCATTAGGTAAGTATAATATGCAATATGTCGTACTGGTGCTAACGCATTGTCATTATCCAAAATTCTTACGGCGTTTAACGGAGATAAATTTGTAAAATATTTGTTTACACCAATACCATTAAAATGTACTGGGTCGCCATAAATATTTTGTCCGTTAGAAGGTGCACATGGTAGGCATAAAAAGTCGTACGGTTCTTTTGGGTTTGTATTTCTAAAAAACACCGCTTGCCCTTCATTAAATAAGGCGTTTTCAATATGCCTGCTCTCCATACCTGGTGGTAAGTTAGACCAACGGAACCTATTAAGACCCATGTTACTATAGTAATCATAATACCTATCAACCATAAAGACATCATTTTTTAATAAAATTTTATCTCCCTGGTTCCAATAACTTTTCCTTTTACTCATTTTCTGTATGCTCCTTTTCAATATGTCTTTGTATCATTTCCCCTAAACTCTCCATATTTTTACTCATGTTTTCCAGTTTGTCGCCCATTGTGTCCATGAACTTATACATATTTAATTCTCTCTGTTTGTTTTCGTCCATTATCCTGTTAATAAAGTTTGAGAAGTATTTACCCCCATAATAAGCTAAACCCCCAAAGGCTACAATTGGGAACCCTACTGTCGCAATTATATCTGTTATTTCTTTCAATTTTTAGTACCTCACTTTCTTATTATTAATGTTTCACGTGAAACATTTGTTTAACGTTTCACGTGAAATATTTTTAGTCAACCTCGTAATTATCGTAATTGTAGTTTAGGAACTCGACCCCTTCTCTGTCCATATGCCAAACGGTAACCCCATTATTAAATATTTCTTTTAGTTCTCTTAAATGTTCTTTAGGTATTCCCGCCCATGAATTAGGGGTAATATTCGCTCCTATTGTCTTTATATAATTATAATAATGCCTGTCCCTATAATTTACAACCATCATTTTTGATTGTTTATAGCCGTACATGGCGAAATAATCACCCAACCTGTTTAAATATTCGTCTGTAATACCAAACCTTACAAGTTGCATTGTATTATTAGAGTTTAACAATGAAAATCCAATATCTGACGAACTGTTAACCATTGTACGTGGTGTGTTTAATAAATCTTTCTCCATAGCCGACTTTTGACCAATAGCCTGTTCCGTTGCCATTTGGGTTCTATACATTGTCATTCCAATGTTCATACCTCCCGCCAAACCGCTCAACGGATTAAGAGGGTTAATACCTAAAGCCGAATTGACCATTGATTGAAAACCGCCCGCTCTCGCATTATCAATTGATGTCTGCATATTAAATAAGGCGGACGCTTTTTGGCTAGAACTGTATTGACTGTATGCACTTGATGATACTGGCATATCCAAAGGCGCCGAATTAATTGACGCCTCCATATTACCGTTAATATCACCTTTATAGTTTTTAACATATAATGAATACATACCCTTGTCAGATACGAACGCTTTAGCGTATATATCTATGTTATGGGTTGGTACTAGGTGGTATTGTATCTCAAATGGTTGGTTAATGTAATCACATATCATGGCGTATGAATATGGGTAATTGTAAAGCCTACTTTCATTTTGCCAATTCCTATATTTGCTATTGGTTCTCAATCTTTTGTAGCAAGGGAACGACCCTATTTGTTTAACACAATTATTTACTGTTAATATCCTGTCTAAATTAGGCGTGCTATCAATAGATATCCCCGCTATTTTCCCGAACCTGTCCACGTCATACTCAACGTCAAGTAAAGTAAAGTCTTGTCTTTCTAATATAGGAGAAAACCAAAGAGAATGAATGGCGTTACAGTTTCCCATTATATCTAAACAACTATTGTTACTTTCATCTATTAAATAGAAGTACATTCCTGTATATACACTCTCGGTGTATTCATTATCGTTATAAATAATTTTAGTATTCCATCTATCCTGCATTTTTAAACCCCCTTATGCTTTATAATGTCCCCCACTTTTAAACTAGGTGCAGGGTTAATTGCTATATTATTTACTCTAATTTCAAAATGACTGTGTGCTCCTGTACTGTTTCCAGTATTACCGCTATAGGCTATAATGTCGCCCGCTTTCACATGGTCGCCTTCATTGATTAAAAGCTTACTATTATGAGCGTAAATAGAAATTAAATTTTCTGCGTGTTCTATAAACAAATATTTTCCATAAGATGTTGTAATCTCACGACGCTTAATACACACGCCGTCTTTACTTGCTCTAACTGGTGTGCCTTCGGGACAACCAACATCAATACCGCTATGAGCCGAACCACTAGGATATACAGGATATGTTGCCGTAACTTTTCCTTCTGCGGGCATAATCCAGTTTTGACCCCCTTCATTGTTAACAGTAAAATACTTGTCTGTAACATTTTCACATTCTATCATGTAACCGTCGCCTTCAACTGTTCCGATTGATTGTCCTCTATCTCCATGTATTGTAATAGGTGAGTTTGAATAGGTTCCCTCTGAAAACATTAACCATTCCTCTTTACGTCTCCTTCTTAGACCCTCTTCAAATATGCTACCAGGCATTATGGCATATACCAACCACTCTGACTTTATTTTGTCCATGCTCTCACCTGCTAACCACATTTTATAAAGCTTAGAGTTGTAATAACCCGTATTATAGCATAGGTCTACAAATGCGTCGAATTTGTGCTTGTCTACTGTTGACATATTAATGCCGTCCTTTTTAAACTGACTAGCGACTAAATTTCCATACCTTGCAGGTATTAATTCAAATAAAACCTCACTCGCTTTTTTCTCACTTACTGGGGGTGCTCCTAGCTTAGCAAAGTAGGTCGGCTCGTTCTCTTTTGTTACACCATACCCAAAAGTTGTAACCCCGTCGCCAATGTCTACTGGGTATTGGTTTAACCCTTCTATACCTTTTAAGTAACGATAATATTTATTGGTTGGTATTCCTTTTGACGGGTCGCCACAACCACCTGCACCAGTACCGCCCCCGCCTGTACTTGCTCCCAGTTTGCCTATAGGTGTAGTAGTAGCCAAAATATAATTTGAACGCATTTTTTTAACATTTTCTATTGTCTTTATTGTTGTTGCTCCGTATTCCAACCCCTCGTCTAAATTGTTGTCTGTAGGTATGTTATCGTCGTATTTTTCCCAACGTCTAACATGACATCTGTCCACAAAGGACATATTAAATTTAAAGTCGAATTGGTAAGTTTGAAATACATCTAATTTTAACGATAGTTCTGTAACGTCCTTAGTTAACATTTTCATACGTGTTATAAAGAAAAAATATGGTACTTGTGTCCCTGGTTCAAATATAATTATATAGTCGTAATGTCTAGCGTTAGCGTATGGGAACTTAATATTTACTTTCTCCAAAAAACCGTCAACCTTTGTGTTAACCTCTGTTGTAAGTCTATTGGCATTTAATTTATGCTCAAAAAAATACATTTGGTTTTGTCTGTTTTCAAAGTCGAACACGTGCTCATATCCTATCTCCATAGGGCAATTTATTAATAAACATTGTACTAACATTTTATCACCTCTTTATAAAATAAAAAGAAGGGTTACCCCTTCTTTTCTTATTATATGTCGCCCTCTCCGTCAGTAATTAAGCAACATTGAGCGAATTTACATAACGCCATAATTCCTTGTTTGTGTAGGAAATAGTTAACGTATAACCCCGCTCCGTTTTTGAATTGCTCCGCCATATTTATAATGTCGAACGCTTGTATTAACCATTTATCCATAACTATCCCAAGTACAGTTTCACCGCCAACTGTTGGTAGTTCGTCTATCTCAATTGTTCTGATGTTAACATCTGCACTTGAAACGTTGAAAGCTTGTGCTAATACTTGCACGTCAATTTTAGCGGATATTTGAGGGGTTGTTACAAATACCAATTCTTCTTTACGTGAAAAAGTTTTAACTTGTGCAAGGTTATATTTATCTGTCTTAAATCTCATAGTACCTGCGACTTCTCTTACAGTTTCGCAAATCATAGCAGGTGTATATTGTTTACCTAGTCTCCTAACCGCTTTATTTTTTAAGTCGCCCTCTAAGATTTGATATACAACACCTTTCTCGTATTTATGACCTTCTTTATTACTAGCGTCTGTAATAGCCTTTGTCTCGTCCTCACTTCTGATTAAAAGACCTTTCATGTCCTCGAACTCGTCAGTTTCTGCACTATCTATGTTAGAGTTTATTAAACCACTTGCCATAGATTGTAAACCGCCTTCATTCATAAACGCCTTTCTTAGTTCTTCGATTGATACTGACACTTTGTATCTATGAGCAAAGTTTTGTTTTATTACGTCGACCTCAACGTTGGGTACTCTTTTTCCGATTAAATCCTTTTCGGTTGAACCGTTCACGTCGTCAAAGTTTGTGTAAAATCCTTTTCTTTGTCCCATTTTAACAAATATTTGTTGTATGCTATCCCCAAAGCCTAACATACCGTGGTGTAACATTTTTAACGGGTTTTCATACACTTTTTGGAAAAACCTCGTTGAGACACATCTGTTTACTAAATCAGAAATCCAGGCGTTTCTCACGTCGTCCATTCCTGTAAGTGTGTTAAATACAAGTTCCATGTCATCTAAGTTTACGTCTTTTAACGCCGTTTTAACTGTTTGTGATGTCTTAGGGTCTTTTAACATGGCTTGTATAAATTCCTTGTTTCTTACTAATGCCATTTTCTATATCCTCCTATAAATCATTTATTATATCGTCTAGTGTTGGTGTATTGTCGACTGGCTCTGTCTGTTCTTCTTTTTTTCCAGGCATACCCGCAACGCTAGTTGATGTCATTTGAGTAGCTAAATTTAGAGAAAGTTTAGCGTTCATATCTTTGTATGTGTCGGCGGTAGCTTTTAAAGTCTCTACCTGTTGAGATAAAGTAGCTTTTTCAGTTTCCCATGCTTGTTTCTCTAAATCATAATTTTTCTGTTTCTCTTGTAATTCAATGACGCTTTGTTGTAATGCTTGTATTTCCTCGTCTGTCATTAAAAAAACCTCCTAACACGATTTAATACGACGGTAAATACCGTCAATGGTAGAAAGGGTATAAACCTAACAACGGAGGGTGCCAACCCATGAACCACAAACAGACGGGTTCCACCCCTGGCGGTCTGATTGTGCGTTGTTTTTTATTATACCCCCTCCAATATATAAACTCATGTTTACATATTGCAAAGGGCATAAATGCCCTTTCTATATTAAAATGGAATGTCCCCGTCGCTTACAGGTTCCATACTCTCTCCACTTTTCTTGATATACTCTGCGATTATTACCTCATTAAGTTTATCAATTTTTGACTTGTCCATAAAGTAAAATACGTCTCTGTAACCGTCCTTACCTTCCTTGTCTTTTCCCTTCATTGACGGCATGGACACAAATAATCCGTTTTTACCCTCAACTATTTTCATGCTTGATAATACTAGGCATTTATCAATTTCTATTGTTGCCATTCCTACTATAGAATTTTTTGGGTTTGGTATTATACCTACTCTTACACTTGTTATATTCATTTTAAATACTCTCCTTTAATCACGATATTTTATTGTGCGACATTTAAGGTATGTCGCCAACCTTGTTAACTATTCAATTTCTAATACTATAGATGTTTTATGGTCGTATCTATTATACATAATACCGTATGTTATAAATGCTTGTTCTAACTTGCTTGCGTCCTCTTCTCTGTTGTCTCCTCTATAGGTAACCTCGCCCCTTTTAACTATTCTCTTTAAGGCGGAAAGTTCCTTTATTTTCTCGTCAATTACTAATAAACCGTTTGTTATTTTTTCTCCTTTCATTTTAAACTACCTCCTGTTAATGTAAATTGTCATTATAATGTGCGAAAGTGTACAAGACGTGGGCGGAGGTTTCACCTCCTTTATATCCACTATATGTTACTGTATTTTACTTGTCAAAGTGTTACCCCATTCGACATCTTTATTATAGCATCTATGTCCATAACAGACAATAAAAATTTTAAATTTCTTGTTCTAAAATTTCAACTTTGTTGATTAACGCATACTCTCTATAATCTTTTTTGCGTAACCACTTGACCCATTTCATGCGACGGTTTCCGTCTACCTCATATAATCCAACACGGTTTATCTCACCGTTAATCTTATTTACTACTATTATTTCTTTCATTGTGTTTTTCCTCCTCGTTTATTCTGTTTAACACCCCTTGTAATGTATTATAACAATCATCACATAATAAAACGATTTTTAAACCTGTTCTACCTCCACATGATATTATAGAATGTAATTCGTTATGGTTACATTCACCACATGCGTGGCATTTGTTTAACAATTCATTCATTTTATCACCTCTTTAATTTTAATATTATATGTCTAAGAAATAGACTTGGGATTTAACACGATTGTGTAATTGATTTGTTATATTTATAGTAACATATAATGATATAATTGTCAACACTTTAATTAATTAAGTAATGTCAATGTAAATGTTAATTTGGGGGAACATAAGTGTGTCGTTAAAATGTCCCTATATACAAAA